AGCAGATTGATTACAACGATGAGATGATAAAAGAGCACCACATTACTCGTGGATCATTCCAATGGGAAAACGGTGTTAAAGATACTAGGGTTATATTTTATCCAGACAAAACTGGTAGGTTCTATGTATCATGGACCCCTGGAAAAAATTTACAAAATAGAGTCATAACTAAAAATGGTATTAAGTATCCGGGTAACGAACACTTAGGGGCATTCGGATGTGATAGCTATGACATATCAGGCACGGTTGGTGGTGGTGGATCTAATGGTGCGCTGCATGGACTAACAAAATATAACATGGATGAGGCTCCTAGTAATGAATTCTTTTTAGAGTACATAGCCAGGCCACAGACGGCTGAGATATTTTATGAGGACGTGTTAATGGCTTGTGTATTTTATGGTATGCCTATACTTGTTGAGAACAACAAACCAAGGTTACTGTATCATTTCAAAAACAGAGGGTATAGAGGATTCTCAATGAATCGCCCTGATAAAACGTACAACAAACTATCTAGAACAGAGAGAGAGTTAGGAGGAATTCCAAACTCTTCTGAAGACGTAAAGCAAGCCCATGCTGCGGCAATTGAGTCGTATATTGAAAAGCATATTGGTTTAGATTTTAATGGGTTATTTAGAGATACAGACGCTATTGGAAGTATGCCATTTAATAGGACTTTAGAAGACTGGGCTAGGTTTGATATAAACGCTAGAACCAAACACGATGCCTCTATTAGCTCAGGACTAGCAATAATGGCTTGTCAAAGACACCTATACCAACCCGAAAAAAAAGAATCAAAAATAAAGGTTACCTTTGCAAGGTATAGTAATTCAGGAAGAACTAGCGAACTATTAAAATAAATGGAAAAAGTTACAGTTAACATTTCGCCACAAGGCTTTCCATCCCAATTTGTTTCTGACGCAGAGAAAGCCACGGCAGAGTTCGGCTTGCAAGTTGGTCAAGCTATTCAATATGAGTGGTTTAAAAAAGATGGTACAGGCTGTAGGTTTTACGATCAGTGGAGAGACTTTCACAGGTTAAGATTATATGCTCGTGGTGAGCAGTCTATTAAGAAATATAAGAATGAGTTAGCTGTTGATGGCGATTTGTCTTATCTAAATTTAGATTGGACACCAGTTCCTATTATTCCAAAATTTGTAGACATTGTTGTTAATGGAATGTCTGAAAGACTTTTCAAGGTAAAGGCATATGCACAAGATGCATTGTCTCAGGCCAAGAGAAGTAAGTACCAAGATATCATAGAGGGCCAAATGGCTGCTAAGGATATATTAACTATGGCTCAAGAGAAGACAGGAATCAATCCGTTTGTAATGGAGCCTGATGAGTTGCCTAACAGCGACGAAGAGTTAAAGCTCTATATGCAGCTTAACTATAAACCAGCTATTGAGATTGCTGAAGAAGAGGCAATCAATACAATATTTGAAGAAAATCAATATCTTGATTTAAGAAAACGAGTTCATTATGACCTAACAGTATTGGGCTTGGGGGTTGCTAAGCATGAGTTTTTGCCAGGTTCTGGCGTAAAATTATCTTATGTTGATCCAGCTAATATAGTATATAGCTATACTGAAGACCCTTACTTTAAAGATTGTTTTTATTGGGGGGAGATTAAAACCCTCCCAATGACTGAATTAGTTAAAATAGATCCTACGCTAACTACAGCTGATCTTGACGAAATTTCTAAATATAGTCAAAGCTGGTATGACTATTTTAATGTAGCTCAGTTTTATGATAATGATATTTTTCATAGAGACACTTGCACTCTGTTATATTTCAATTATAAAACCACGCAAAAGGTGGTGTATAAAAAGAAAATTCTTGAGACAGGTGGCACTAAAGTCATTGAAAAAGATGACACATTCAATCCTCCACAGGAGATGATGGATGAGGGAAGATTTGAAAAAATTGAGAAGACTATTGATGTCTGGTATGATGGGGTTATGGTTATGGGTACTAATATTTTATTGAAATGGGAGCTTGCTCATAATATGGTCCGGCCTAAATCATCAGCACAACACGCTCTTCCAAACTATGTTGCCACTGCACCAAGAATGTATAAAGGAGCTATTGAGTCTTTGACAAGACGTATGATTCCTTTTGCTGATTTAATTCAGTTAACTCATTTAAAGTTACAGCAAGTTATCGCACGTACAGTACCGGATGGTGTGTTTATAGATGCCGACGGATTAAATGAAGTAGACCTTGGGACAGGAAACGCATATAATCCAGAGGATGCTCTTAGATTATATTTCCAGACAGGTTCTGTTATTGGGCGTAGCTATACACAAGATGGTGAGTTTAATAATGCCCGTGTGCCTATACAGCAGCTTACTGCTAATTCAGGAGCCAGCAAGACTCAGATGCTTATAGCTAATTATAACCACTATCTAAACATGATAAGAACGGTGACTGGATTAAACGAAGCAAGAGATGCCTCTAGTCCTGATCCAAATTCTTTAGTTGGTCTGCAGAAATTAGCTGCTCTTAATAGCAACACAGCCACTAGACATATCTTGGATGGTAGTTTATATATGTTTAAGTCTTTAGCAGAGGCATTGACTTATAGGGTAGCTGATATTTTAGAGTACTCTGACTTTAAGGATGACTTTGTCAACAAGATAGGTAAGTACAACGTAAGTATACTTAACGATATATCAGACCTATACATATATGACTTTGGTATTTTTATAGAGATTACTCCTGATGAGGAAGAAAAAGCTATGCTTGAACAGAATATTCAAATGGCTTTATCGAAAGGAGATATATATCTAGAAGATGCTATTGATGTACGTGAGATTAAAAATATTAAACTCGCCAATCAACTGCTAAAACTAAAGAGAAAATCTAAGCAAGAGCGTGAAGAAAAATTAGCACTGCAACAGCAGGCGATGCAGGCTCAACAGATGGCTCAGTCTCAACAGATGGCAGCAGAAGCTTCTATGCAAAAAACACAGTTAGAGTTGCAAGGCAAAATGCAGCTTAAGCAAGCAGAGATTGCTTTTGAAATTGAGAAGATGAAAAATGAAGCGCAGCTTAAGTCTCAGCTTATGGCGCAAGAGTTCCAGTATCAAATGCAGTTGTCTGGTATTGAAGGCGAAAATATTAAGTCTCGAGAGCAAATGAAAGAGGATGCTAAAGCCAAGAGAATTAGCCAACAAAGTACTGAGCAGTCAAAGCTAATTAATCAACGTAAAAATAACTTACCGCCCATTAACTTTGAGTCAAATGAAGACTCATTGGATGGGTTTGATTTAGCGGAGTTTGAGCCTCGTTAAGTTGAAAAAATATAAAGAATTTAATCTTTATTTTTGTAACATAAAATTTATATCAAATGGAATTAAAAGTTAGAGCACTAGATGATGTGCAAGAAAAATCTGTGCAAGAAGTTGAACAAGAACTACTTGATAAAGCAGGACAACAAAATACTGAGCCAGTACAAGAAGTAGAGGCGGAGGTTAAAGAAGAAACTCCTGAGCTTGGAGAGCAAGACGTTCTTTCATATATTAAGAATAGATACAATAAAGAGATAAACTCTGTAGATGATTTGTTTGAGCAAAAATCAAGCAATGAAGAGCTACCCGAGGATGTCTCAGCCTTTCTTGAGTACAAGAAAAAAACAGGACGTGGAATCAATGACTACATGAAATTAAGTAGAGACTTTGATTCTATGAACGAAGACCAGTTATTAAGAGAGTATTTCAACACCACCGAAGAGGGGTTGGATGATGAAGATATTGAGACTATCATGGAAGACTACTCATACGATGAGGAGTTAGATGATGATACCACAATAAAAAAAGCTCGCTTAAAGAAAAAGAAAGCTGTTGCAAAAGCTAAGAGTTTTTTCAATGAGCAAAAAGAAATGTACAAACAACCCCTTGAGTCAAGTTCGGTTGGTATTTCTGAAAGCGAAAAGAAACAACTCGAAGTCGCAAAACAGTATATAGAGCAGTCACAAAGCTATGAGGAAGAGCTTGGGCGTAGACGAGAATGGTTTGAAAACCAAACCTCATCTTTTTTTAATGACAATTTCAAAGGTTTTGAATTTAAAGTCGGAGACAAAGATTTAGTTTACTTACCAGGGGACGTTCAAGAGATTAAAAAAAATCAGTTAGACTCATCTAATTTTATTAATAAGTATTTAGATGACAACAATATGATTAAAGATATCCCTGGATACCACAAAGCAATGGCTGTAGCAATGAATCCTGAAAAGTTTGCTAAGTTCTTTTATGAACAAGGCAAATCTGATGCGACTGACGATGTTACACGCAAAATTAAGAACATCCAAATGGATGAGCGTAGAGCACCTGAGGTTACCAGTAAAGGAGGAATGCAAGTCAGATCGGTTAGTCCAGACTCAGGTCGGGGATTAAGGATCAAAAGTAAAAAATAAACATTTTAAAAATTAGAAATTATGGCAGTTTTAAGCTCCCCTACATATAGTTTACAGCCAGCACCAGAACAAGTTGCTTTGGCTACTAACTATATCACAAATTTCGATTTCTTGAATCAGTATCTTCCTGATACTTATGAGAAAGAATTCGAGCGTTATGGAAATCGTACCATCAGCTCATTCTTACGAATGGTTGGTGCAGAGCTTCCATCAAACTCTGACCTTATTAAATGGGCAGAACAAGGACGTTTACACATCAAATACACTAGCGTTGGTACAGCCGCTACTGCAACATCTGATGAGGCTTTATTCCAAGTAAACGACACTCTTACTGGAAACATCGGAATCCGTTTAGGACAAACCGTTATGGTTGTTCAAAATAACGGAAGCGGTAGCAACAAAGGTATTGTAACTGACGTTGATACTGCAAACGATCAATTCACTGTTGCTTTCTATGAAGCAGGTGGTTTGGTTACTGCTGGTACTGGTGTTGGAAACGCAGACGTTACTGTATTTATTTATGGTTCTGAATTCAAAAAAGGTACAGCTGGAATGACTGGTTCATTAGAGGCTGAAGATGAAATCTTCGAGAACTCTCCAATCATCATCAAAGACAAGTACGCTGTAAACGGATCTGACATGGCTCAGATTGGTTGGGTTGAAGTAACTACTGAAAACGGTGCTTCTGGATACCTTTGGTATTTGAAATCAGAGCATGAGACTCGTCTTCGTTTTGACGATTATCTTGAAACCTCTATGATTGAAGCAGTTCCTGCTGAAGCTAACTCTGGGGTAGTTAATCCTACACTAAACCCTGACTTTGGAAACAAAGGTTCTGAAGGTGTATTCTACGCTGTTGAGCAACGTGGAAATATCTGGGGTGGTGGTAACCCTGGTTCATTGCAAGATTTCGATACCATCATCGCTCGTTTAGACAAGCAAGGTGCTATTGAAGAAAACGTATTGTTTGTAGATCGTGACTTTGGTTTCGACATCGACGATATGTTGGCTACATTGAACGGTTACAATGGAACAGGTGCTGCAAACTCTGCATCATTCGGTTTGTTTGATAACGATGTTGATATGGCCCTTAACTTAGGATTCAGTGGTTTCCGTAGAGCTTATGACTTCTACAAAACTAACTGGAAATACTTGAACGATATCACTATGCGTGGTGGATTACCAAGCGGTTCAGGTTCAGGACGTGTTAATGGTTTGTTAGTTCCTGCTGGATCTACAACTGTTTACGACCAAATCCTAGGTAAGAACGCTAAGCGTCCATACTTACACGTGCGTTACCGTGCGTCTGAGACTGAAGATCGTCGCTACAAAACTTGGATTACTGGTTCTGCTGGTGGTGCAATGACTAGCGACTTGGATGCTATGGAGGTTCACTTCCTATCAGAGCGAGCTGTATGTACTATGGGTGCAAACAACTTCTTCTTGTTCCAGTCGTAAGACTATTTATAAAAGGCAGGGGCGACTAGTTCGCCCTTGCTTATTTTAACTTTAAATTATATCAAATGAAAAAACAAAAACAACTTGTGGACAAGGTCTACAAGCTTACCAGAGATGCAGCACCACTTTCTTTTATGCTGCCAGCAAGAAACACTAGAAGATATCCTTTATTATGGTTTGACGAAGAGGCTGGATACAACCGCCCTTTACGTTATGCTCGTAACCAAAAGTCTCCGTTTGAGGATGAGCAAGATGGCAATGCTATCCTTGAACCAATTATTTTTGAGAATGGATTCTTAAGTGTTCCAAAAACCAATCCTGTTCTTCAGGAGTTTTTATATTACCATCCATTAAATGGAAAGAAATTTGTAGAGATTGATAATGAAAAAGATGCACAATCACAGCTGGATAAAATATCTTTAGAGGCTGACGCATTGATTGAGGCTAGATCATTAAGCATTGAACAAATGGAAATGGTTTGTCGCGGTTTGTTTGGAAGAGACCCATCAAATATGACAACCTCTGAGCTTAAGCGAGACATTTTAGTTTTTGCTAAGCAAAATCCTTCGGGATTCTTAAACGCAATTAGTGACCCTCAGATGAAACTTTACGCTAAGGTTCAGTTCTTTTTAGACAATAAATTATTAGCTTTTAGAAATAATCAAAAAGAGGTTTACTTTAACTTGGACGGCAACAAAAAAAGAATGCTGTCTATCCCATATGGTAAAGACCCGGTTGAAATTATAGCATCATATCTCCAATCCGACGAAGGACTGGAAATATTAAAAATGCTTGATTCTTATGCAGAATAATTTGTATATTAAATTATTGTATGTAAATTAGCATATCGGTATTTTTTACTGTTATCATGGATTAGTTTGGAGGAGGTCTAGAAATTAGGCCTCTTCTTT